ATGGAGCCTTATCAAAACCTATCTTTAGACAATTTGCCAAACGAAGAGTGGCGCAACATTCCCAATTATGAGGGATTCTATCAAGCATCTACTATGGGGCGCATAAAGAGCCTTGATAGATTAGTCAATGCAAGGAATAATCATTTACGGTCTCATCGTGGTAAAATAATCCGTCAAACACCGTATTTAAACGGCTATCTGAGCGTCATGCTATCCGTTCATGGCATACACAAGCGTTGTTCTGTGCATCGTCTATGTGCTGTGACATTTTTACCAAATATTGCCAATAAACCATGTATCGACCATATCAATACAATTATAACAGATAACCGTATTGAAAATTTACGCTGGTGTACGCTTAGTGAAAACTTGCTGAATCCCATAACTGTAAATCGTATTTCTAAGGCCAAGTCTGGTGCAAAGTGTTATTTTTATGGCAAACAATTCGGAACTCGGAAGATTCGATCCATAACTATCAATGGCGAAGAAACTGTATATCCTTCAATAATTGCCGCAACAAAGGCTGGCATATATAAATATAGAGGGATACAACAATGTCTTAGCGGTCATCAAAAAACACATAGAAATATGCGCTGGGAGTACTGTGATTAGACCATGTCCTCCCATATTATTGGAATGCCTTCCGCTATTGTCTTTGCATAGTATTCATCCATTGCTCTTGTTGGTGCGCCGTCTATATCATCAAGATAGTCTTTGACGAATTTAGCCAAGTACTGTTCATTCGGTAACGACGACCCAAGGAAGTCTGCTTTTGCCATATTTGCAACGTAACAAGCATTGTATCCTACATCGTTTTTTAATTCTACGCCATATTGTTTGAGAAGTTGGTGAACCTCGTCGTTTGAATAGGGCGTAATAGGGGTTTCTTTGCCGCTTGCATCCTTTTTCTTCATTTTGCCAACGGCGAATTCGCACATTTTCTTTGAAAAGTGCCAACCGTAATTTTCGAGATATTCCCGGAACCCTGCCGGGAAGTTTTCATGTGTATCTAACCTGTCCATATTTTTCGATTTAAAATAGGAGAGGGCACTGCGGCCCTCTCCCTCCGGTTTACCGCCTGCGATACCGCGAATAGGGGCCTGTACCCCTTACGCCACGGCGTTCGCCGTAGGCGTCGTCATACTCATACCCGCCGCGGTCATACTCGCCACGTTCGCCGTAGCCGCCACCTTGTCCGTAGCCACCACGCTCACCGTATCCGCCACGGCCTTCACGCCGGCCTTCTTCAAAGCCTTCTTCGTAGGCGCGTCGGAGCTCTCGCTCCATCTCCTCTTCGTGGCCGCCGAAGCCGCCACGGCCTTCACCTATGATTCTCCAACCCATAGTTACTTTGTTTTTGCAGGTGGTTCAGACTTGACAAGGCTCCTCAGTTCTTCCGCCGTCGGTATCTGGCTCAGCCGTTCGTTCATGTCAGCGAGCATCTTCCGCAACTCCCTGTTTTCGGCTTCGAGCTCTTTTGAACGCGCAGCTTCGGGATCGAGCTGCATCAGGATCTCATCGTAGACCTTCAGGTTGGCTTTGTGCCTGTCGAATGATTCCACGATGTCGCGGCTTGCCTGCTGTGCCTCCATGATGGTCGGTTTCAACACTTCACGTGTCGTCGCTACGGTAAGGCCGTCTTTCGAAACGATGTCCGCTTGCATAGGGACGCCCCAGGGCTCGTTGCCCTCTATCGAGATGTTGATGAATTGCGGCATCGGCGAGAATTGCCCGGGTTTTTGGGGCGGGAAATACGGTGCCGATACATCTTTTACGTTGGCTGTATAAAACTTAGGCTGTTCCCTGTTGTCGAAAACGTAGACTAAGGAGCCTTTTCTCAAGTTCTGAAACATCTTGGTTAATGATTTGTGAAAGATAGGGGAGAAGGAGCCCTCCTCCCCGTCTTTCGGTTTTTACTTCGTTGCTTTTGCCGCTGCCGGCGCCGCTGCGTCGCTATTTGCCTGTGCGGTTCCTGCCGTGGACTTTACCCCAAGCAGACGGAAGATTCCCGCACACTTGTTAAAGTACACCAGGTGCTCCGTATAGGCACTCGTCTCGCCTGCCGCCGTCTGGTTTGTGATGTCGCCGCCCACGGTTTGCGTCCCTTTGTTATCCACTACGGGAACTTTGGCAGTCCCGGTGGTGGTGTTGGGGGATGTTACCGTGCTCCTCGCCGACCCGGAGGTCGGAACCACGACATTTACGGCATACCCACTTTCGGCTTCCGTGACCGGGTGGCGCACTTTCCATAGAAGGATTCCCTCATTGGGCAGTGCACGCCAGGCGCAGGGGTTGAACCCGTAGTCCACGGTTTCGGCCTCTGCGGAAGCCTTTCCGGTCGTGGCGAGCGTGTATATGCCTCCGATGTCGAGGCGAGGTACGAATTGCGGAACAACGACTTTTATGTCAGCTTGTAAAGGATACATACTTGCCTCCTTTCCTTGCTAAAATAAAGTGCCTGCACACGCCGGGGCGGCAGTCACGGCCACAGTGGGCGTCGTGCAACAGTTGGGGTTCTGCACGATGTATGCAGGAACCGGTGCCGGAGCACGGAGCTGACTGACGATGTTGGCCGTCTGTGCCTGCTGCGAAGCGGCCAGGGCAAGGTTGCTGTTCTCCTGGCGGAGCGTGTCGATCTTGTTTTGCATCTCGCGCATCTCCAGTTGGCAGAACCGGTCGTTGATGATCTGCGTCTGCGCGTCGATCTTGGCACCCAGAATATTGAACTGCGTGTTTGCCGAAGATTGCAGCGTATTGGTCTGGTTGACCGTTGCGAGCTGGCTCTCGTATCCCATCTTGGTGATGGATTCCCGGAGATCGCAGCAGCACGAGGCGATCTGGTTGCCGATTTGGCATCCCATCGACTGTACAGCGTTGATGATCTGCTGGCTTGACATGCCGAGGGTGCCCTGAATGTTGCACAGCGTGTTCTGAATCTGCTGCGTAGAGCAGTTGAGCGACGATGCCAGCTGATTGATGGCTGCGCCGTTCCCTTGGATTGCGTTCATAAGAAGTTCCCGTCCGGCGTCACCGTTGAGCTGCGCAGGAAGGCCATTGGCGTTGTTACCGCCGAAGCCGTTGCCACCAAAGCCGCCCCAGCAGAAGAACAGCAGGATGATCCAGATCCACCAGCACCCGTCACCGCCCCATGCACCACGGTTGTTGTTACCGTTCATGAGTGCCGCTACGAGGTTGGGATCCATGCCCTTGTTGCCCATCATTGACGAGACGAGAGCCGCGATGTCAAGGCCGCCACCCGAGCCGCCTCCATCGAAAATATAAGTTTTATCCGAACCCATTTTTAATGATTATTGAATGATTGCCGCCCCTGTCAAGGCCGGGCGTTCACCTGTTGCAACATTGCAAAGGTGGCTGTGGGCGGCAGGCATATCAATTCATTGGGGCGCAGATGGGAGGCAACTTCTTCGCAATAAGTTCGCACTGTATTTCGAATATAGGGTGGCTGTATCGCTTGCGTTCATCGAACCCGGAGACCATCTTCTCTATGGCGCGTCGGGAGAACCGCATCATCCGGGCGATGTCGGTGGTGTACATGCCGTTCTTATGGCAGAAGTGTACGAGCATGTAGCGCGCATCGACCACATCTTGAAATTTATCCTTCGAAAGGATTTGTTCCTTAGCTATTTCAGTTTCAAATGCAACACATTCGAGTATTTGTGCAAAAAGCTCTGATTTACGCATATACTTTCCCGATTTTTTATTATAAATTTGTTATACCACTATACAAAAAGCCAACACACCGATTCAAGGAATAAGTCCTCAATGTGGTGCGTTGGCACAATCGTATAGTGGTATATGCGGGAAAGCGTTGGGGACTTTTTTATGCCCGTACCCCAAGGCCCGTTATTCGGTTACAACCGATGGGAAGTCATCCCAGTATATGTAAATCATCTCTTCCATTGCGCGTAGTGTTTTCGTATTTCAAGGTATTCAGGGTTATCTTCATGGGCATATGCTTCCTGTTCGAAAGTTATCCTTCGGTACTTGAAGCCGTGAAATACCCAATCCAATAGGTAGACGATGTAGAAGGGCACATATAACAGTTCTCTCATCTGTGCGGTGTGTATCGCTTCGTGGTTTTTATTTTTATCCGACAACGGGCGGGCGGACTTGCGGGCAAATACGATCCCGAACAGATTGATAGCCTTGTATCCCTTGAAGGGGATGATGTCGTTATAAATTATCTTCATACCTGTCAGAATTGCCATAAAATAACACCTACTCCTATGCCTACCGTAGGCTGAAACCCTTGCGGCGTGTACGCCGCCCCGACCCCGGCGGTCAGGGCGAAGCGGTTACGCCGGGTGACTACCTGCTGTCGGATGGTCGTGCGGTCGTATGTTTCTATCCAGTCGAGCGTCGGCCGAAGGTTGCCGATCCGGGGCCCGCTGACCTGCGCCCGGTAGGTGCTGTCCGAGTAAGGGCGCGTTTCCATCGCCACCTTCATCTGCACGCTGTCTGCCCCGACTTTCACAATGACGGTCTCCGTTACCGTGTCGGGCGGCGCGAAGAGCAGCACCGGCACCGAGATGTCGGCGAGGCGGTACGTGCCGGGCAGCGGTTCCGGCCGCGGGTAGAATACCGTGTCGATGCGCGTTGTTTCTTCGACAACCACCGATGCGGCGCCCCTGCGGTAACCCCAGCCGAAGAGCAGGGCCCCGGCCGAAAGGGTGGCGAGCAGGTAGAGAATCAGGCGTTTCATGCTTTTACAAACAACTCCCACCCGGCCTGCACGTCGAGCATCTTGGCCTCGACGCCGTTCTCTACGAACGACATGGCCGCAACGATGGGAACCATCACGTCGCGGTTGGTCGTGGTGATCCGGCTGTCGGCGGGCACCCCCGATCTTTCCGCCACGGTGCGGACATAGGCGTCCGTGTGGTTCTCCTCCGACGGGGCCCAGCGGCCGATCATCTTGCGGATCGTGTCCAGCCCGTAGTTACGCTGGTAGTTGTTCAACAGCTTGAAGGCAGCTCGATAGCCGTATGCCACCGTCGTAAACTGCGCGAAACGCTTGTCTTTCGACGGCACGACCTCGCCCTGCCAGGGATTGCCGCCCCGTGTCTTCTCGATGTTGAGCGGGTTGTTGTTTCTGAGCCCTCGTGTCATTGCGCGATGTGTTTAGTGTACAGGATATGCCCGACCCATCCGGCCATAGCACAAACAACCCCCACGAGGATGTAACGCGGGAATACGATTCCGAGCACTACGGCCACGGCCGCAACGATGCTCCATACGATCCATTTCTTTTTCATTTGTCCTTTTGTTTTTGTTTGTAGTTTTCCAAATAGGGAATCTTCTTAATCATCTCGAACGAGAGCACATAGTACAGGAAGTCGATGTATCGGTTCTTCGGGAATATGCGGTTCAGGTTCTTGAGGATGTTGACCCCGTAAAAGTATATCAGGGCATATACTGCGAGCGAGATCGCCGACATTGCCCCGTCGTGGTTGTCGATGTTGTCCCCGACGAGCAGTATCATGGCCATCAGTCCCGAAATCACCGCAGCCTCGGATATGCACTTGAAAGCCTTGCGGAATATGAATCCTTCGTGCTGTACGAGCACGCCGGCGAACAGGCCCGTGAAAAAGTTCGCGGCGAATATAATCATGCAGGCCGTCAGTATGTCGTGTATGGGGGCTATGGCGTTGAACATGTACACCAGGGCGCCGATCAACACCTGCCATACTTTTTCGCAGAGCCTTTCAATAAATCTCCACAATGCTTCCATAGGGTGTATTCTATTGTTCGGGCAACACGTTTGTCTGCGCCTGGGGCGCCGCTTCCGACTTCTCCAATTCTGCGATCCTCTGTTCGAGCCGTTGCAGCACCGCGGCTAAAGTTTCTCCTTCGGAAACAAGCACGGCCTCGGCTACGGTTACGGGATAGAACGGCTCGCCGTTGGGCTTGTTGGTCATATACATCTTCATTGCTCAATATTTTGAAAGTCCATAACCGTTTCTTCGGCGGCCAGCTCTTCGGCACGCCGGGCCCTCAGCTCCGCAAGGGTCTTTTCGTTCGCGTTGTACTCCGCGTTGGCCGCTTCGTACTCCTCATAATCCAGAGGATAGGTAGCCCGGAAGTCAAGGCCGGACTTACTGCATTTGGCCGCCCTGTCGTCGGACTGGGCCATGACTGCCCGTAATTCGAGCTGCCGCGATTCGAGGATGTTGATTTGCTGTTGTGTTTCCATGGTTCAGGTGGTTATAAAGCACTGACCGTACGCACGAAGTAGGTGTTATACTTGTAGTTGCCGTTCAAGTTGCCCGTGTAGCCATTGTAGACGAACGCGAGGGCGTAATTGTGCTCGCATGACGTTCGAAAAGTAGTGTTAGACCCGTAACAGGTCGCCTTACCGAGGCGCGACAGCGTGCGGTTTACGGGGTCTTTTTCCACGTCGGCAGCCGTCAGCACGCGGTCGTGCATGAGCAGGTAGATTTCGTCGACGGATGGCAGCCACCATGCGCCCGCTTCCAGTCCGGTAGTTGCGCCCTCGACCGTGATGCCGTAGTCGAGAGCAGCCGCAGCGGCCGGGTAGCGGTACTGTGTCTTACCATAAATGTCCTCGAAGGTAAGCCGCCCGATCAGGCGCGTGTTGGTCTTGCCGTCACGAAGCAGCGCGCCGTAGGCTGCGGGATATTGCAGCAAATGTTCTCCGAACAGATAATCCCGGTAGGTCGGATAGGCGGCGACCAATGCCGGATTGGCTTCTTCGGTAAAGGCGCTTTCGCGGATAATCTCGCCGCTGCCCGGTTGCTGTCCGGGTTTCTCACTTCCGTTGGCCGAATAGTATCGCAGGAATTCTTCGGGATTACAGCCTGCTAACGACGCATCAACCCCGTTCTTACGGCGGACGGGATCGGTCGCCCCCTCGATCAAAACCCCTGTCAATGTCGTTTGATAATTCACATCCTCCGGTGGCCTTGTGATTTGACAACCGCTTACGACTTTGATAATCGCAAAATCAGGATGCCATGTGTTCGACGATACGATGATTCGTGCGGTCGCTTCATCTACGGAGGCAGTCCAGCCGTATGTGGATTTAACCGTTGCATTGGCATTGATTTGCGCTGCGATGTCTGCCAGTGATGCCCCTGCGGCATACGTTATCGGCAACTCCATCGCATAAATGCCCTGGCCGAACGACAAGACAGCGGTTCCTCCCGCCGCAAGGTCGAAGCCCGACAATGCAACCTCATAAGAGTATGCCCATCGCTGGCTGCCGACCGTTGCATTTTCGAGCGATACGATCAGCACACGCTCGCCCTGCCGGGCATAGACCACGGCCACGGGAATCAGTTGGGGAGGTATCTTTTCTGTAACCAGCGTATCGCCTTTGATAAATTTCAACGTACTATCCGTCTTGTCGAAGACGACGAGATCACCGACACCGGCGGCCGATTTGCGGATCACGGTATTCACACCGTCATAGATCAGTTCGCCGTCGTTCTCGATGTAGGATTCCGACGAGAGGGTTTTAAGCCGCGCGGCATCCGCTTCGTAGGCGGCCTTATCCGCATATTTGTTTATCTGTGACATAATTCAGTTTATTTTTCATAGCTCCGACACCGGCCGTACGATGCTGGATATGGATTTGCCTTGCTGTTGGAGCATCCACCGCGTATTACCGTATTGATTGACCTGAAAATAATATAATGACGAGTATTCGGTCGAAGAGGCCATATAGTCCGTCTTGGCGATCACTTTCCCCGATACGGACAATGTCCGATTGACCGGATCATAAGGCTGCGCGAATATGAGACCTTTGGCCATCAGCCACAACTCCTCGGCCGACGGAAGCCACCATGCACCCGCTTCCAGCCCCGTAGTCATCCCCGCGACCTGCATCCCATAGGCCGCAGCTGCGGCTGCCGCCGGATAACACGGAACAGTCTTGCCATAGAAGTCGGTCTTTGTTTTCCCGGCGAGAATGGCCGTATTGTCTTTGCCGTCCTGCAGAAATGCTTCGTAAGCCGACGGATATTCGGCAAGATGTTCGCCGAACAGGTAGTCCCGGTAGGTCGGATAGGCCGCGAACAGCGCCGGATTATCGGCCTCGGTAAAGACACTTTCCCGGATGATCGTCGAGCTGCCCAGCGGAACGTTGGTACTCGTGCTGCCGTTCTCTCTGTAGTACTCCAGAAACGCATCGTTGTCGCATCCGGCCAGTTGTGAGTCGACGCCATTTCTGCGGCGTACGTTGACCGTCGTTTTTTGGGGGATAATGGCAGTGGTGGTCTGGTAATCGACATCTTCCGCATGCTTGGTAAGCGTGCAGCCTGTCGCGGATATTTTTTTGTAATTCTCGGCCGACGTATTGCACTCCATGACAATCGCGGCGATCTCATCCGACGCCGTGGCTTTCCATGAATATCCCGCGATTGTTGTGTCGGCGTTGATCTGCGCGGCAATACTCGCAAGCGTCGCCCCGCGGGGGTAGGTAAATTCCGAACTCGTATTGTCAACGGTCAGCGTGAAATTACCTCCGGCCGAGAGATCGAAGCCCGAAAGTTTCACTTCATACGCCACTGCCCACTTGTAAAAATCCAGATGGCGCAGGGCGACGATGCGCACCCGTTCGCCCCGGCGTCCGTAGACCACGGCCATCGGAACGAGTTCCGGCGGCAGCCGGTCGTAAAGCAGTGTCGCGCCTTTGACGAACTTCAGCGTGCCGTCCGTCTTGTCGAAGACCGCAAGATCGCCGGCATCCGCGGCATCCCGGTCGACAACGACATTCACGCCGTCGTAGATCACCTCGCCGTCGTCTTCGACGTATGACACCGCCGACTGTGTGTCCTTGCGGTTCTTGTCGGCCGTGTAACCCGCCTTGTCGGCGTATTTGTTGACTTGTGACATGTTGTATGCAGTTTAAGCGTTCTTCCAGTCCGACACCGCGCCGTTGCCCACGGAGTGGTAGACCGCGTTGTTCTTCGTATCGACATAGAACTGCCCCGCGCGGTCGGGGGCTTTCGCCGGCGTGCCCTCGCCCGTGACGACGAGGTTGTTGTCGCCCCACACGCCCAGTTTTTTCACCTGCAATTCCGGGATCAGCACTTTGCCCGAGAGCATTTCCATGAGCAGCCTTTCGAGGTGCGTCACGCGCTCTTCGAGCGTGCAGTCCGAGTGCGCGAGGACTTCGGTTATTTCATCGTCCGTGTCCGGTATAGGAGGCGGGGTAGAGCTCTCTCCTATTTCCTCCCCGAGGCGCACTGTGCCGCCCAACTCGGTTTTGATAGGCGTCATCTGGGTTTCCAGGGTTCCCGATGTCACGAAGTTCGGGTCGTTCTGCAACTGCGACAGTTTCGTGGGAAGCTCCGTGCGGTCGGCCTTGCTCTGAATCATCTCCTGCAATGCAAGTGTCAATTTGTCCCAGGATACGGTGTTGTTGAGCAGGGAGGCGCGGATTTCGGAGCCTTCGACCGTAACCTGTATCTCGGAACCGATAGAGCCGACATATACTTTCACGAAGTAAGAAACCGGGATGGAGGATATGGAGCCGTCGGCATTTACGAACTCGATAGATTGGGTATCCTCGTTGTAATGCAGCCCCATCATCTCGATAGGCAGGTCGATGATGAACTTCGCACCGCCCTTTGTCGTGAAGGTCAGCTCGTAGGTTTTGTCGTTGAACTCCGGCAGTCCTACGCAGGTGTTGAGCAGTTCCCGGATGTCGGGATGCGCCGTGGGGGAGGTGTTGTGCCGCTCGATCTGCCCGCTGACGTCCGGGGTGGGAATTTCAGAGATCGCCTTGTCTGTATAGTTTTTGGCTTCGGTCAGTGTCTGCGCATCCCCGCCGGATATGTTGCTATTGAGCTCCTCGGACATAGCGTCAAACGTATTACCGACATTATTCCATAGTTCTGCCGTCTTTGTGTCCGTATACGACTTTGCCTCAGTCAGCGTGCCCGCTGCAGCCTCCGTCAGCTCCTTCTTGGATGCCTTGTCGGACAACTCCTTCCTTATCTCCGTGTCGTCGTAGTTGGAGAGCCCGGCCAGCTTCTCCTTCTCCTGGTCGGTGTAGTCGTTCGTAGAAAGCCCTTTCCCTTCTTCCTTGTCGACCTTTTCGGCAAGGAGTTTGTCAATATCCCCAATTTTACCTGCGGCGTCATTTGCCGCTTTTGCCGCCTCGTTCGCGGCGTTTGCAGCGTTAATAGGGGCTTCGGCATATTCTTCCTCCGTAAGTTCGGAATTCGGGTTGTATTTCTTGAATGCCTCGTAAGCACTCTCGCCGGGCAATCCAACAACAAGGCTTGACGCCTCGAGGTCGACAGTTTCCGTTGTAAGGTTGCTTTCGTCTTCGCCATCTTCCAAAAGTGTCGTAGGAACCAATTCGAAGGCCTTGCAGTAGTCGACCGCCGTTTGCCCTCTCTTCTGCAAATTCTCCCACATGGTGAGACGGTACACCCCGATGGACTTCTGCATTGTGCCGCTAATGGTGAAAATGGCGGTGTTGCCTTCGGTGGTGAAATCAACGGGAATGTCCATATGCGAAGGCAAATGGACGAAGAGTTTCAGGTCGCGCCCTTCGAGTGCTACCTGCTCTCCATTGGTAAGTATCGGCCAATGTATCTCTATGTCCTTGCCTATCCGAATGCGTTTCATATTCCTTTCGAGCGTTTATTCTTTTTTGAGAGCGGACATGATACTGTCGTAGAAGACCGGCTTGCACATCTTTGCGGTATCGACGATAATCGATTCCTCCTCGTCGGAAACTTCGATGCCACCTTCGCTGTGGAGGATGCGGAATGCCAGGTCATGCGCTACGATACCGTTCATGCTCATGTATATGGCGTTGGCAAACTCTTTCCGGGCGTCGACAACAATATGCCCGGCGTGGGAAATGTCGGTGAATAATTTAAATTCTTTTAAATTTAATGCTTTCATAATTCATTACATTGTAGGACAGTCATTGGCAGTCCAGTATTGTCCGTCTTTGTTCCACATCAGAATAGCGAGTGAGCCATAATCCAAAACTACACTCCGAGTACTACTACCAGCGTTCTGCTTAATTACGTGAGTAAGTCCCCCAGTTTGAATTGTTACATTACCCTTCCCAATCTTCCTGATAAAATATATTTGTCCGTCTTTTGGTTCGGACGGGAGTGTAACGTAATTCATGCTCGCTGTGTCATTGAATACTATTGATTCATAATCATTAAGCGTCCATCTACCAGTCAATGTCCGGCTGAATAACCTGAATCCGCATATGTCCCCATTTCTCAATAATATGGCATGATTGCCATTTGGAATATCTCCTATCTGTGAATTTTTATTATATTCCCCCTCGGCCGATACATTAATTCCGATGTTGTATCTATTCGTGGCGTCATATGATTCTCTGTTTATTGCCACGGATAGCACAGAATGGTCGGAATAACCCGATGAACCTAATGGATACGCCATTGCATCAAAAGAATTTGTATAGGAGCCCCCTTTGCATTCCAGTAGTACCCGCGCGGCCGACAGTCTGTTAGACCAAATTTCTTTACCCTGAGACGTTTGCGACACTAGCCAACTCTCTCCTATTTCAAATCCGCCTATCGTTCCGTTCGATGCGTTGATAGTCCCTGTAATATCGGCTTTGGTGGCCACGCATGACCCGTCCTTAGCGACCCTGAACGGCGCATTCGACGGGGTATTGCTTCCGACGAACAGTGGAATATCGCCACCCACGAGCCCTGCGATGATAGTATTCACGGAAATGTCTGTCTTGGAGTTGTGCACCACGAACTCCATACCTTGCAGGAAGTTGATGACGGCATTCTCTGCGAACAACAGGGGCGTATACATCGGCACCATGTCGTTGAGTTGTTGCCAATATGCCGACGCGGATCCCGCCGTCGGTTTGTTGGAGTTCGACGAAGTGTGCGTTTGGCTGCACTGGAATTTCAACTGTTTGTTGTTCGCATAGATCGTAACTATGTCTATGTATCTGGGGCCATTGGAGACAAGGTCGAGGTCATTGCGGTATTCGACGCCCGACGCCCATTCCGTGAGGCGGATTATGCAACCCTGCAAGCCGTCCTTGCCGTCTTCGCCCGGGCTGCCATCATCACCCTTTGGGCCCTGCTCTCCCGATATGCGTACCGGAGTTGCCCAGCCCACCGTCGGGTGCAACAGATTATTGTTGGCGTCTATTTCTGCCTGCGTCATCCACAGATATTCACCCGAAGAGAGCGACGGCGGGGTGTCGCTCCAACCTGCGGGGGTGCGATCCGTTTTGACCAGCGCCGGCGCCGTGGTGGTGCTGTTATTCTTGGCGTATTTGAAGTCAGTATGCGGCCCCGGCTCCCCATCCTCGCCCGTTACGCGGATAGGCGTCGACCACGCCCCGGCCTTTCCGGTCGATGCGTCTATCGTAGCCTTGGACATCCACCATATACCGACACCAGTGGGCGCGTCACTCCATCCGGACGGAATGGGGTCGGAGGAAGTAGGCTTTGCTGGCTTCGTATCGCTATTTTTAAATACATAGGATGTCCAGTTCCCCGGTTGCCCGTCGTAAGAATACCGCGCCCAAATCGAGGGCGAGGAAAATGCGCCCCAAACACCTTCCACCTTGTTGCGCTTCGACACCCATTCGTAACGATATGTGGCGTCTACTCCCGTAGGGTCATCCGTCCATGGAGCCGGGGGATTATCGTATTCCGCAACATCGGGAACATCCGGAACGGTGCCCGGATCCTCGGTTTCCGTACGCGTGAATATGTATTCTACACCTTCACCATCCACACCATCCGCGCCGTCGAATGACCACTTCGCCCATAAGGACGCTGCTGAATATCCGCTCCAGTGTCCGCCTGTCTTATAGCGTACGCAAGTCCATTCGTAGGGGCGCTCGGAATTCGGGCCCGTGGGGTTGTTCGTCCAACCGCTCGGTACATATCCGTCTTCGTCGCTGCCAGACGGCGTATTCGGGGCCGTGTTGGAACTTGTGCGTTTGAATATCCATTCTACATCGGTTCCGTCGACACCCGGCGCTCCGTCGAACGAAAATTTTGCCCAAAGCGCAGGGTGTGTGAACTCGCCCCACATGTCATTTACTTTCACACGCTTGCTTGCCCACTCATAAGGGTTGTCGTTATCGGGCCCGACGGCATCGTCCGTCCACACCTGCCCGTCCGAGGTTTCGGAGGACGAGGGAACGTAATCGTCCTGCTGTGAGGTGGGTGGCTGTGCAGGGGCTTTGTATTGCGATGTACGCGCGAAAATCCACTCGTAATCCTTACCATCCTTCCCGTCGGATCCCGGTTCGCCCGATACGCGCTGAGGAGCAGACCATGATTTAACCTCTCCGTCGACAACGGTGCCGGTACACATCCATGTAGGACGTTGATCCGACATCGGGAGCGTCTCCGTAGTCCAACCTTCGGGCGGTATTTTAAGCTCCGTAGGTTTCGCCGGTTCGCTCTCCGATTTTTTGAATATGCTGACCGTTTCGAGCATCCCGTATCCGCCTAAGTATACCCACTCCTCGGCATCCTTGCCGGGCTCGGTCTTGGTGCCGTCGACCAGACAGCGCCAGTGCCCGTTGTTCCAATATACGTCGTCGTTGCGGTTGTATGTTTCCGTGGCGCTCCACACTCCGCGGTCTATGATCGTGGGCACCTCTTCGCCGCCGGGCGTGAATTGCTGGATGACGCCCGACATATAGATGTTGTTCAGGTATGCCGAATACCCCCTCATCTCTATTCCGAATATGGACAGGTTTGACAGGTCGCCATATTGCGCGGCGATATTGGACGCAGTGAACTCCCAATCGGAAACTCCCGTTAAATAACGCTGGTATGTCCGAGTTTCGTAGCGGGAGGTCTGCCGATCCTCATTCGAGAAGGAGCCATAGCCCACGAAGGTCATCGACGCCGCCGGATGATATTGGGTGGGGTAAGCTCCCGATACCGGGCGTAGTTGATACTTGAATGTCTTGTAAGTTGCAGTGTCCAGCTCTTCGGTGATGCGGAAATAGCAGGTAGCGAACCCGGCAAAGCGCCTGTTGCCACGGCCGTCGTCATAATCCGCGGTTGCATTCTCCGAAGTGTTCAAATTGTGGAAGATGCCCATACATATATCCCCGACCCGAGGACTTCCGATCTCGCCTTCTTCGAGCTTGAGGGTGATGGTTTGGGCCGTGGTGTCGACGCTTTCGATGATCCCGGCACTTGGAGCATACCACGTATCGCCCATGGATATTTCGACACGGTTGTAGCGGAGTTCCGGTACCTCCAGGAATCCCCGAAGTTTCAGGCTCTGCATCTCTGCGTTCCCTTTCTTGTCGATTATGCCGCCAAAGCCAGTCATGCCGGATGCGAACCCCCCGAACTGGGCACCGTCGTCAAAGGTCATTTTACCTTTGAATGTGTCCGGGAACTGTTTGTTGGCGAATTCCCATAGTGCACGCTTGGCGGAATAGGCATTGTAGTCTGCGGCGGCAGTGGAATCGTAGCGGGTGATAAGGTAGATTGAGGCTCCCGATTCGGTAACGCCTATGCGCTGTGCGTACAGGTTTGCCTTCACCTCCGATTCTATGTTGCCGATACGAGAATATGCCGTATTGTCGCCTACCGTATATGTGGCGATATATTCGTTATATAGTTTTTTTTCGTATCCCTGGATGCGTGATAATCGGCCGCTTTCTCCGAAGCGTGGATCCACAAGGCGAACCGCTTGCCCGGCATCGTAATTCTTCTTGTTTTCTTGGCAGTATACGGGATTAGTTTCGCAGTCGTATACGTCCGTGTCGCTGCTGTGTTTCGCGGCATATGATTCCCCGGCCTTCAAGAGCTCCTTTTCAGCCTCCTCGATCCTTTCTTTAGGTAGTTTTACGCCTGTTATGACAAACGTATCTCCAGGCTCGGGATGCAGGCTTTCGTTGGGGATGATAAGTTGGCTTTCACCGGATGATTCTACTTGCGCGATGATCTCGAACTTCTTATCAAATCCATCCTCCGGTTTCCACGTCTCTGGTTTGTAGTTTATACTTAGCTCAAAATCCCGCCCCATAAGACTGCCGCTCGTGAAGGTAGCACCTAGGGTTTCGCCTTTAATCATGTCCGAAGGCCGGAACGGCGTGTCTTTGCAGTACATGACATACGCCTTATCCGTTTGCCCTTCGATGATCTCCCGGTCTACGGTCTCAATGCTGGTGACAGTCTCCGTATTCTTGGGGTATATGTCATCGAAGAACACGACCTGCTCCACAATGTCGCTTCCCGAAAGACCAGGTATTGCGTCGATATACCGCTGTCCGTCCGGCAGGCGAAGCCGAATTTCAGATACATGATTCGTTTCACCTCCTTGCGGAGCTTGCCCATAGTCGCTTGTAAGATTGCGAGTAGAGCCAAAGACGTAGAACCGGGTGCCGTAGCTCGAATCATCCCCTTTCTTTGCGGGAATGTTTTTCACTACATTCCCCTGTCTGAACTCTTCGGGGGATCCGAAGTCCAGTTTGCCAAAGCATAACGATACGAGGTCGCCGTTTTCCTCTGTCCACCATTCCGTCTCAAAGGTTTCGGCAATCGTATTGAGGATGTCCCAGCACTTATCGCCATTGAACGATACAAGCTTCGTAGCTTTAGGATTGTCAACGGTGATCGTGCCTACCTGCCAGTTTTCGCCTCCGAGCTGCTTGTTCATGTTGGCGACGATCAGGGCAGCGAATGATTCGAGGTCGGCGGTGTTGTGGAATACGGCTTCCGGATTATCACCACCCAGCCAGAAACACACGAAACGCTTCATGTGGTTTTGTTGGGCCTCGAATTTGAGAGTATATTTATAGCCGCCGGTCTTGCTATCGAACTCAGGGCGTACCGTGGACATTATCTCGAACTTACGGCCTTTATATGTGATGTAGGAACCACGAGCAAATGTCGTTGGTTCAAGGAGATTAAAGGGCAGTTCGATATAGTAGTCACCCATGAGGACATATTTGATGATAGCCTCTTTGGTGACCGGCGCGTCCAATATTTCTGTTCCTGTCGGAGAATAAATAACCATTATGTCATCAAGGGCTCGACGATTTCTCAAGCCTCTGATGCAAATGTGCGTCTGTGCATTTTAATAACAATGAGGAGCAGTAAAAATATCAATAAAAAAGCAGGGATTTCTCCCTGCCCGAACATATGTTTTGGGACTTAAAATTAATCGTAAAATAAAATTGAGCCCTAAAATAACTATTTAGGGCTCTATACAGATGTTTCAATTTACACATTATACGGATAGACCCGTACGTCTATATCTTATTCGTGCTGCAAATATAATGCACGTATTAGCAAAATGCAAATTTTTCTCTGACTTTTTTACCCTCCTACACTACACCGTTAGGATGTAGTTAACTACACTTTGTAGTGAGGTTGGAAGGAAGGGAATAAAAACGCCCCGCATTTCTGCGAGGCGCCCCCAACGTGGTGTGGAAATAGTGGTATACGGGGGGTACTTTATCGGTGCCATCTTCTTTGGCGTTTGGACTACTTCGAATTGTCTTGCGAGGAAATCCAACCCTTTCTGCGTCACGAGGACTTTTATAACCGTGAACGATTCGTGGTTGTTGCGATCTATTAACTTCTCCTTTAACTCGAAATAACCACGGTTAATATACTCTTGCTTAGGCTCATTGCGATTGCAGAAGAATATGCCGCGTTCACGGAGCCGTTGAAAGAGCGTGTTGCGGCCGAAGGGAAGGTTCAAAATCTTTGCCGCCTGCCCGACGTCGATCTTCTGGTCTGTGTCCAGTACTTTATCCATTAGTTCGGCTTTCGGGGCGAGCGCTGCGACCTGCTTGTGTGCCTGCTCCAACTGTTGCTTCTGGCGGGCTATAGTGTCATTGGCTACCAGCACGGCACGTGCCATTATCATTTCGGGCGTGTCCGTCTCTTTGGCCGACATGTATCCGCCAGTCTTGCGGATCGCGGGGAGAACTTCATCGCATACCCAGTCCTGGAACTGTTCGGCCTGCGGGAGCTTCGACCGCATGACAAGACGGTAAACGTCGGATTCGGGGATGTATTTTACATCCTGCATAACAGGTGTACCATATTGGTTTTGAACGGGGGTCACTAAAACAGTGACACCCTTACAATGCGTGGATATAGCATTTGCTGGTTTTGCATAGCCCAATGATCTCGCTACATCATTCGCAAGAAACATCGGCTTGTTTTCGTCGGACATGATGATACGTACACGCCCGAACTGTTCATTATTGAAGATTTGTATATTGTTCATAGCTGTTGGTCTATTTACATTGTGCGACATTCATCCCGCGGCCCATCTTGACCAGAATAAACGGGTCGATCTCTTTGATTTTGTTGCGGGGTGATTTTTCAGCGCCCAGCAATTCAAGATAGTAACCTTGTAGTTTGATATAGGCGTCCATTAGGTTGGAATAGCGCTCTTCGGCCTTGAAGTAGGCGCTTTCGAAATCCCGTGCTTTTCGCTCGGCTTCAATGCAGCGAGTTTGATAATCCGTTTCCGGAAGCGATTGTTTTTTCATTGGTGATAGACATTTAATTTAAATGCAACAAAAAACAGCAGTGTTGCTACCTGCTGTCTATCACCACAAAGGCTGCCGCCTCATTACAAGAACGGCACAGGGCATCACTGCTGTAAATTATAGTACGGGCATAAAAAATGCCGAATAAATCGGCCGCTTTCGCGCCCTTGTGGTATGATAGACAATACAAATATATATAATTATTTTTGAATTACAAGGGCTTTTGCACTATTTTTTACATCAGGAGTAAATTTTACTTCCAAAATTTGGCGGGGGGGGGAATTTTATAATTTTGCGGCACTAACCAATACAATTAGAAGTATGAAAAAGTTTTTACTCTTGTGTGTGGCTATTGCCTCGGTTGCTTTTGTAGGGTGTTCGGATGATGACGAGCCCAATTTCAAATATGGCGACGCCATATACGGAACGTGGGATATTACCCATCTAAAGCAGAAGGATGGTAGCTGGCTGGATATTACATCGTCTATATTCGATCAGTTCCATGCATCAGCTACATTTAATTCAGATGGTACCTATTATGGAAGTGGGTATTTCGGCAATGGGAGCGGAACTTATAAGGCTAAAGGAACGACGATTATTTGTTATATAGAAAACACTGAATATGCGCGATACAATATTCATAGTCTATCGGATAATGTCGCAGAGATGACAATGACGATGGACGGCGATAGCGTTGAAATTAAATGCAAGAAAAGATGAAATAAACTTTCTTTTGAATAATAGAGCCGAGGCAAATGCCTCGGTTTTTATTTGTCCAGCATCGCTATTGTCTGTTCGATTGTCAAACGGTAAAATATTTCTACTTTCATTTGCGGGTCTAAATTTTTGGACTTATATTTGCAGTAGATAAAACCTATAACAATATGCCCGAAATATGTAGATTTTACGGTATCATTATTTTGATGTTTTGGGATGACCACAATCCTCCGCATTTTCATGTTAAATATGGTGATTACAGAGCTATAATAACGCTTGATCAACCAGCCATTCAGGGGTATTTACCTATTCGTGTCGCTAAAATGGTATTTGAATGGCTTTCGCTTCACGAATCGGAGTTAAAAAACAATTGGGAGAAATTGGTGAACGGAGAGCAGCCGAATAAGATAGAACCACTAAAATAAACTAATCATGAAAGATAATTTTGGAATTCTCTCGATAGAAGATGTAGAATATGTCAGGAATTATATTCTTAGGCTTCGGTTCAGTAATGGCGTAACCAAAGATGTAGATATATTTCCCCTGTTGAAAGGTGTGATGTTTGAGCCTCTGAAAGACAAACGCAACTTTATACAATTCGGACTAACTGGCGGTACGATAGAATGGTACAATGGTGCAGATTTTGCACCCGAATTTCTATATAATATAGGGAATTAAATATAGGAGCGTGAAAAGGGTAGTAAAAATATGGTTCGAATACGGTCGCATATATGTAGCGACCAATTCGGGTGAAATTTATTCGCGTCCCTTGGAAGCATTCCCCATGCTCGAAGAAGCTACCGACGACCAGCGCGAGGCGTGGAAAATAAACAAGTTTGGGGATGCTATCCGCTGGGAGGAGATCGACGAAGATATACACCTGTCGAGTTTCTACGCCACGGATGAACCGGACACAAATAATGTGATAGGGGATGTATTCCGTCGGTTCCCGCAGTTGAATGTGTCGGAGATTGCCCGCACGATAGGTATTCACAAAAGTTTGTTGTCGAAATATATTTACGGCACCAAAAAACCATCTGAGAAACGCACGGAGGAAATATTAGATGCCTTGCGGCAGATAGGCCGCGATTTGGCACAAATACGCGCATAACGTGCGACAAAGGAGAGGTAACATAAATTAAAACATGAGGTGAGGGGTGGCGAAAATCACTCCTCGCTTTTTTGGATATTCCAATTTGAAATTGTAAATTTGGGTTACTAACCAATTAATATACGAATCAATGAAAAAAATGTTTTCTTTGCTTGTATTACTTTGTACTTGTCTAACTATTCAGGCGCAAAATGAACATTTGAAATTTCAAGGAATTGCTATTGATGGTAATGTTGATAAATTTGCTTTAGCACTTGAGAAAAAAGGATATATAAGCGAATCAACATTACCAAAAGGAACAAGAGTTTTAAAAGGTTATTTCGTTGGTAAAAGTTGTTATATTTATTTATTGGTTACGCCTGTGACAAATACTGTATGGAAAGTTGGAATTACTATAGACACTCAATATAAATCATGGAATACTATTGAATTCGATTATAATAAATATAAGGAATTACTGAGTAAAAAATATGGGAATACAGCCGGGGATTATCATTATTTTACCAAGCCATATTATGAAGGAGATGGATATGAAATGACTGCTTTAGCGAATGAAAAATGCACATATTTTACATTTTGGGATGTGCCAGATGGGAAAATTGCCATACAAATGACGCCAATGTGTCAAATAATATTTTCTTATGAAGATGAAATTAATGCTGCGATTAATAAATCAGAAACAGAGCGAGTTTCATTAGATGATCTTTAAGTTGATGTTTTAATGAAAAAAGAATAATATTATAAAGAAACTGCCAAACAAATATTTTTTGGCAGTTTCTTTATAATATCAACACATTTTTTTACAGCACAATCGCCGTCTCCTCTTTTTTTACCGAATACTCCCCGCTGATATTTACGATATTCAACACGGCGTAGTCTTTTGCATTGATCTGGGCTCGTGCGCCGTGCATCAATATGATTGTATGTGTGAATTTAGCCCCGGAAGCCTCGATAGTGGCCTTCGTATCACCGACCAGGCATACATATTCTTTGCCCTTTAGCGTGATGTCGCCAGCGTCGACATATACTTCCAATCCTTGAAGATTGCTTCGGTTTTCCCTGAACACTTCGACCGAGGGGAAGTTGTGGTCTTGGCAGAACTCGATCCCTTGTGGGGTAAACATCAGTTTGATTAGCTCGGGGAAGTCTTGGACGCGGTTTATCTTTTTACAAGCGCCCGTTTGTAGTGCCATCGCCCGTATGGCATCTACACTCTTATTGTGTTGGGTTGTCATATATTTTCTGTTTCTGCGACCCTGTTTGCTGGGTTGGGTTCATTGAATTTTACTGTCAGTTGTGAGGTGGTAAGGTCTGCGGACATCATGTAGCTGCCTGAATTGCCCATGTAGGTCAAATGGTAAATATCCGCAGATATTGAAGGGACGCTGATGTCCATTTTGCCTCTTTTTAGTAGTTCTATAAAACTGTTGTAGTTCGCCGTGTGCTCTGCGAGCGTGTCACCGAAGATCACGAATGTTAGCGTCAGATCGCGGGCGGCAACTTTCGGTTCTTCGGGGTAAATTACCTGCTTGCCATTCTTTTTTGGGTCGTCATTCTCTACAAAATCTTTGAGGCTTGCCGGCGTTCTCAGACTTGCAATGAAACCCGATCCCATTGCGATACCCATTGCATAGGCATCGTAGCCGTTTATGAGTAAATCCCTTTTCATTTTCTTCCGTTTAATGCTTTATCTAAAAATAATTCGGCTGTATCTATCACATCATAACCTTTAGAGCTGACAAAGCCGGCGTAGTACATGCCATCTGCGAAAATAATGCTTGTTCCGGCTTTATTTTCTTCGTTGAGTACTTTATTGGTTTCAATGGCCGCCGTCGGATCTGGATGATTTTGGTCGCCAATAAATCGCCGTTTTTCTTTGCCTTCATAAGTAACTACGTAACCAAGGGCGCTGCGTAAGTTCCATGTGTGGTTTAGGTAGTCGCGTTTGCCAGATAGTAGCCGAGCTTCTTTCTGTCTTATTAATGCCTCCCGTGCTTTCTCATCCATGAAATCCACGACCTCACCTTCAATGCCGTTGATGAACTTGTCAAGGTCTGCTATGTCTTTACCAATTTTCATGTTATAGTTCACTGGTGTTGCGCTTGATTGCGGCAATATCCTCTTGAATACCTTGTAATGCAACTCTCATGGCTGCTGTATTGCCGTTTATTTCCACAATTTCCATGTAGGTCATCACAGCATATCGGAGCAGCTCATTATTTACCTGTACGCTTGCGTACATGGCTGTTTCAATATTGGCCATAGATGTTAAAAGACCAATTATTGATTGCGTCTGCGCCATTACATAGCCGCGGATGTCGGTTACTTTGCCTTGAATGTCGGTGAAACGACCGTTTAATTCATCGCCCGTATCTTGCGACATCGTTTGAAAGCCTCTTTCCGTGGCTTCCTGACGAGCTGCGCCAGCATTCCCAAGTAATTCTTTTGTTTCAGCGGGAAGGCTGTCCCAAATAGCTTGAAATTCCTCACCAACTTTGTTGAGATCGTCGGCAAAGTTTCCCATCGAATCAATCACACCATCAATCCCGACAAAAACTCCATCCTTGAACCATTTGGATTTATACTGGTCAAAAATATCTCCGATACGTTCTTCAACAAATTTGCTGACTAACATTTGTTTCATGATGTCAGCAACAATTTCGTCTACCTTTTCACCCCAGGCCTTAGCGGCGTTCTCACCTTCTAAAAACGCTTCTATGAAGGCATCGCCAAGCTCTTTTGCAATATCTTCTGCCGTGCCGCCGATAATAGTTTCTACAACCTCATTTATTATTTCAGCAGCTTCTTCTCCAAGTTCTTGAATTTGACGTTCCCATTCTTTTATCTTTGATTTGTCCGTTTTTTTCTTGTCGTTCTCTGCATTAATCTGCTTTTGAAGCAACAACTGCTGTTCTGCAAGATTGTTAAGTTTATCTCGGGTATCACTAAACTTATTTTCCCCCAGAAGATTGCTGTCTGTATATTTAAGGTTTGAATAGGCATCTGCTATACTTTTGATTGCCTTTTCTTCTATTTTAGCCGCGTTGATTCGCTTAACGATGGCTTCCCCGAAGGGGCTTAGTTTTCCGTATGCGCTCACTATCGCTTTCGTCGCATCATTGTAAGCGTCTTTTACCTTCTGAATAGCATTAAAAGAATTTTCCTGGAGCCGAATTGCATTGGCATTATCCAATTCCCATTGCAGTTGCTCAATTCTACCTTGCAGTCGGTCTATTTCCGCTTGTTTTTCATCATCATTATTAAATAGGCTGGCTATTTTAGTTGCTATTGTCAATACCGCTTGAATGATAGCAAGAATAACGGATGCTCTCTCAACAGCTTTGATCGCACTGGTAGCGGTTGTTGATGTCGTTGTAATAGCTGCCGCCGACGATTCAGTAAGAGTGACAATGCTGCTAATCATACTGGCTGCATTAGTTGCAATTTCGCCCGCCGCACTAATGACTTCGCCGGTAGTGCCCCCAACGGCATCACCAATACCCTCGAATCCATCTGCAATATCACCGAGTGTCCTCTCTAATCGCTGCCATTTCTTGATCGCATTATCTTTGGGGGCTAATTTTGTACTCGAAGCAGCTTTATCTACTGCATTAATTTTTGCTTGCGTCTGATTGATCTCACCGCGCAATTTCTGTCCTTGGGCACTATCTGATGAATCGAGGGCATTATATTCGGATTCCAGTGCTTGTAGCGATGCCTCCAGCTCTGCTTTCAGGGCGGATAATTCATCCATGGTCTTGCCTGTCAATTCTCGTACCCATTGCCCGGCTTGTACTTCAATTTCTGCTACTGCTGCATCTCGCTCGGCTTCAAGTGCCTTCCGTTCTCCAATGCTACCAGCCTTTTCGATTTTACGGTCGTAAATGTCTTTTGTAGCTTGCAGTTTTTCCCGGAAGGTTCCATATTTTTGCAGATATTCATCCCAAGATTGAATTTCTTCGTCGAATTGCGCTGAAAGTTCGGCATGACCAATTTGCCCCACCAATAAAGCGGTTCCACGTTCTTTATTCCGCTGTTCTTCATTTGCCTCTTTCAAGGCTTCCGTGTATATTCTAACACCTTCTGCCGCTTTGATATTGTCAGCATAATATACCTTTTGAAGGTCATGATATTTTTCGCCGGCAGACCCATCGGCAGCCACGTTGACTGCGATAACTAAACCTTTGGTGTCTGCGGCAAGAATATTCTGAGCTCCTTCAAGTTTTGAGTGTATGTAATCATCCAATTCCTGTGGAGACAAAATGTCCCCATTAGGCAGGATTGGGGTGACTAAAATCTCAGTCACCTTTCCCTTGGCATCCAAAATACCATATTGGCTGCTGAAAACGGTGGCAATACCCTCTCCGGCATCTTCCCAGCCTTTTTTTACCAATTCCGCCGCTTTAACAAGTGGGCGCGCCAAATGATTTACATTCCCTTTGTACTGCGCAATCATCTGCTGTCCGGCGAGGAATCGTTCAGACGAAGTATCATTTTTATATTGGGCATCAATTTCCTTTTCTTGTAACTCAAGCAGCTTTTTTTCGGCTTCTTGTATGGCTCGGGCACGTTTCTGATAGTCGAGGTCAATTTGAGCGAGTTTCTTGGCCGTGCCGTCCTTCATGGAATCTACCTCCGCCTGCAATGCATCATCCCGGAGCTTTTGCAATTGCTTGGTGAGCTCCTTTAGATTGCGCTCTTGATCGGATGCGGCTTTTTTTGCTGCGCTTTTTGCCTCTTGGCGGGCTTTTTCCGCCTTTGCGTTAAGTTCATCCGGCGTTAGGGTCGTGTATAATTTTTCTGCTGCGGGGGTCAATTTTTCGATGCCGACATTTATTGCCGTGATAAATGCATCTACATCACCTTCATAATCTTCATTAATGTGCTTCCATATAGTATTCCCTTCCTCACCAAGCTTCGATAGTGCGCTAATAAATTCTTTCCGGAATTGGGTTATGTTTGTTTTAGCCTCTGCAAAAGTTTTAGCACCCCAAATAGCGCTTTGGCCACCCTGACCCAAATCCATGTATGTCTGTATTGCCTTATCATATTCTTTTCTGTACTCTTTCAGTGCATTAGAATAATTGGTATAGGCATTCCCTGTTTTTTTGATGCGTGCTATACTCTTTTTGTCCTCTGTAATAAGTTCTTGGGCAGCCTTCGCCTCTGCGACCTCGATAATTGCGTCGCGCAGGTTTTCATAAGCACCGACAGCATTCCCGACCATAACCTGTTCCGCAGCCATATTGCCGAAGTAAGCGGGGTATATGTCTTGCAGTTTTTTGACCGCTTCGGCTCTTTCTTCATAGGGCTTGGAAAGGTCTGTCGCAGCCCTATACAGCAGATTCAATTTGGTTAATTCGGATTGAGCCGACACCGAACCTTGAGCCATAGCGGAATTAAAGCGTTCGAGTGCAGCGGCAGAGGCGTCTATCGTCGTTTTACCTTTGAACAGCGACGCTACCCAGTTGGTTATCTCCTTGCCGTAAAGGGTAAGCACGGTTACGCCGGCCACAAGCAGGGTTTGCCAGGAGAAGATCGACGATGCTATCTGTTTCCATACGGGCGTGAAGGTTTGCCCGGCTTTCTTCAATTCATCAACCGATTTCTTCGCCCGTGCTATTTCATCGGCCAGCATCGGCAGGTTGTTGGATATGGCGGCAAAGAATATTTGCGGGCCATATGCCAGCGATGGCAACTCGCGGGCAACTTGCTGAATCTGGAATCCCAGCATATTGAATCCCGAGGCATAATTACCTACATTGCGAGTATGGACGCCCATTGATGCATCCAGTTCTTTGATCTTCGTGTCGAGCGATTCGATGTTTTTAAGCATCGTTTGCCCTTGCGCCCCCTCACGATCCGCGGCGCTCATATTTTTATACACCGCACGCATACGGGTAAGTGCCTGGGACATTTCGTTGATTGAGCCGATGGCAGTCTGCTCCAATTTGATTTGGTTGGCAAGCTCCCGCCTCAATTGGGATATTTCCTGCTTGTATTCCTCGATAGATACGGCAGCGCCCAATACTTGCGCCCTTTTCTTTGCAGACAATTGCCCGTTCTGCTGCTCTTCCTTATTGAGCGCGGTGACATCCGCTTTTAATCGTGCGATCTCATTTGAATATAGCCTAATTTGAGCTATTGCCTTTGTTTTTTCGTCGTTAGCGGCTTTCAGCTCACCAAGCAGGTCATGGTATGCCGCAGTTTCGGCCTGGGTAGCCGCTGTTCCTGCCGTAGAGTTGCCGCCAGCAGTTCCGGTCGTGGCCGATGCGGCAGCCTTGGACGCCGCATCCATTGCCTGCTGCTCCATCTGGGCGATCTTGCGCATTGTCTGCTCGACACGCGCCTCCATCTCGCCAATTTTGCGGTTTATGACGTCGAATTCCTTTGTACTGTCCGGGATTTCGGCCAGTACATGCCGCAACCGCTCAAGCATGGTAATAAAACTCTTGAGTTTATCGGTTTCCGCGTTTATTTTGAATGATAATGCGCTCATTGCTGCTCTTTATTGCCTCTTTTCTTATTGCTTCTTCTTCGGGCCATATCGGCGCCCGATCCCCGCACTATTTTTTCCTCGTCCCCTACGAGCGTGCGCACCTTGTCGGTCATCATGAGTAGCATGGTAGGGTAGTTTATGCCTTGGAGGGCTTCGTTGTAGGAGATGTTCAACTGATCCATCATCGTTGCGATAATGCCCGTTATCGTATTATTCCCGACGGTTTCAGATACTGTTTTCCGGCGTGTTTTGTCGATCTTCACCGAATCGAACAAGTCTTTGCCCGATACGATGTCGGCTATTTTCATGGTCGCGGCGGAAATCTCTTCACAGGTGGCATACCGTTTGGCGTACCACAGGAATAGTTTCTGGCACCATGAGCGCCGAAAAAGCAGCTTGGATATTGTTTCCATGGAATATTTTTGCCTTCCAGAGATTGAAACGTCTATTTTCCCTCCGGCGAATGCCCTTGCCAAATCTTTCACGAACGGCTGGTATACCCGGAATTTCAGCACCCCGAGCTTTACCGACGCATGATGCGTATTCAGCAATGACCTGGCGACAATATCCGCCGATTTACTCATGGTCTTTGGATATTGTTGCGGACAATCCCTCCATTACGGCTGCAACCGAGGCAATATCCTCAAGGGGTATCATCAGCAGTATTTTCTGGTAACAGTCGAACAACTCGTTGAATGTGCCCCGCCTCATGAATCTGCGGCGTAAAAACCACACCCTGACGCCCGCGAATATGTTGCGGCTGCCGACAACCGCCAAGGCTATACTATGCGCCATCGCCGATATACATGCCTTACTCTCGTCCGGATCTTTGTTGACATCCCGCACTGTCATGATGCGCGTTGCCGTCATGGGGGACATCTTGTATACAGTATATCCCTTCGATGCGATGCGGATACTGATAAACTCCAATTTCATAAGATTGATTTTAAGAAATAGGGGTGAGGGGCACACGCCTCCCACCCCTGGACTGCTGATGGCTTGGAGGTTCTTATTCGACGTTCACCTCCGAAGAATCGAACCAATATTCCGACGAGACCGCCGTATTGTCGGGTTCCAGGGCAGCAGCTGCTACACCGATACCTACGGCTCCCTCATTGTTGGTGTTACGGGCGATAACCGAGGCCTTCGGAAAGACGCAATACTGGTTGTCCTCCGTCAGGGCGATCATGCATTTTTCAATGCGCGTGACGCCTCGCGCACGTTTCCATGACGTCTCCGACCCCGTGCCGCCCATGAAAGCCGCCTTGGTTTCATAGTCGTATTGCCCGATGGTAAACGACATCTGAATGTTACCCATTTCGGTGTCTTGGCGATATACGCCATTGGTGAGTTGATTCCTGTACTCCGTCGTAGACGGCTCCTCCTCTTCGATGCTCCATGTGTCTTGGTGGATGTTCTCCACCTGTTTCGTGCTGACATCTTTAATGATGGTTGCCAGAAGGGTACCCGTAAGATCTCCTGTGACCTTCGCGGGGTCTGCATAATACAGCTTCTTGATTCCTACTGCTATTACTTTTGCCATTGTTTTAGTTGTTTTTAATGTTTAATACTCTGAATAGTACTCTGATGTAGATATAGTGGCATCCGAGGTTCACATCTTCTTCGCGGCCGATATTCTCATACCTGTACCTGTATGCGGATCCGTCATAAGTACCGTATGTCCATTCTTTGAATCTCGCCTTGGCTGCCCGTTCGAGTTCGTCCAGCCGTTTTAGGTTCGCTTCTCCCTTGATGTCCGGGACGCACAGGTTTACAGCAACAAAGCAATTTTCCCAATACGTGTCCGACGTCTGCTCGGGTGGTGTGATGACGACGATACGCTCTCTATTGACTTTCCCCTCGGGGATCGCCCATGAAGTGTGCATGTCCTTTATCCCAACCCCCTTACACGCCGAGAACAGTATGTTGCGCGCGTCTCCCGTTGTAATCATATCCAAAGGTCTGAAGCGTTGAAATAGTTGTTTACCTTGGCTATTGCCACAGAGCCTTCGCCCCGTACTGTGCCGGTCGCCTTGTCAATGCATTTCACGTAACCTCCTTTGGGTACTCCTCTCCCTTCGTAGACGATGTGGTATTTCGATTGGCGCACCTCCCCGTTCTCTGATACAAGGCGGACGGTTGTGTCGTCGTCGCAACGACAATCACCTATTTCCTGCCATGCATCATTTTCGGACATAGCTATCGGACGTCCCAGTTCGTCGTATTGTTTGGGGGGATCGATCCTCAAATAGAGTATGTGGGGCGCGAAATACATATTACCACAAGTTCGAAGCATCCTTTATCGAGGACAGGCCAATAGAGCTGCTCAATTCTTCGCCGGGCGTGATGCCATATTGCCGAAGCATCAGTTGTGCCCGTTGCTTCATGGCGCTTTCAGACCAGGACGCCGAATGCCCGTTTTCGCTTACCGACAGAGGGTGCATTATCAGGCTGTCGATGAACTCAGATACGCGCTTGGCGATTAGTTGTTGCTGATGGTCGCTACCCGCTAGGGAGTTGGGATCGTATCCCCATTCCCTGGCGAAGCGGCGAACACCATAGTCGGAGATGGTTCCGACTATGCTGAACTCCTGATGTATGCATTCTGCGACCGTCATGCACTCCTACGATTCTACACTCAGCGAGTAAATACCGTTGATTTCGGTAATGACGGGCAAAGAGATGGATTGCGCCTTCGTGAACTCCACGCCGTTCGAGTTATCCGTCTCGCCTTTGCCCCACTGCGAGATGCGGATGCGTCCGTAGTTGGAGTAGGCAACTCCCGGCTCGGGGCGAAGTTCGTTATCCGCGTAGGCGTTTTTGATGACGCCGAGACGACCCTCCGGCACGAATACGAGGCTCTTGTCGTTCCATGGTTTGTATTCGCGGATCTTGCCGTTGTCCTGAATGCGCGTCATCCGTCGGATCACCTCGAATACGGGCAGGCCGTTCGATCGCATAAACTCGTTTAGGTTGGCCAGCAGAAGTGGTGACGATGATTTGTCCGTGCCGAAGATGACCTGCTTCATCTTCTTGCTGCGCAGGATGTACGAAAGCCGCTTTTGATCCAGAAGGATGCGGTCGAAGGTCACCTTCTCCTGAGCTGCATCGACAACGCCTTGGATATCCTCGAATACATCGACCGTGTTGATGTTGCCCTCCGTCCACTGTGTATCTGCTGTGGCGATGTTTTCTTGCGGCATGCCATAGTCGATATTGCCTCGCACACCTCCTTCGGGGTTGTTTTCCTGAGTGAATGAAAATACCCCTTTGTTCGAGAGGGCACCCAAGAAGATGATGTCTATTTTGGCCTGTACGGATTCCACGACCCGTTCAACGCCGCCCCACATGAGGTTTACGAGCTGCTGTTTCTTTGCCTGATCCGAGATCATGCGTGAATCCAACAGCTGGAGCACCTTCCGATAGTCTTCAATGGGCATCGGTAGGGTCATTTGGTGAATGAGGACTTTCTTGGCTATTGTAGCCAGTCCTTCAGATCCCATAATGGGTTCCTTGCCTTTCGAATCCAAGGTGGCGGCAGCTACGCTCAGATTATACGATCCGATGATCTCTTCGAAATTGAGCCCTACCGAGGGGGTGTCCCACTCCAGAAAACGTTCGTAGACATTTTGGTCGAACAAGCGCTTGCGCAGTTCAGATGCTGCGTCGATGCGAGCTTGCACCTGCTTGGTCAGCTCGCTGAAAATAGAAGAATAATATACTTCGCTCATTGTTTACCTGTCTTTTACTGTCTGATGTACTTGATTTCAGGGTTGTTTTTCATACTGTAGCCTTGCAGCCAAGTCTCGGGGATGGGGTATGCTACATCCTTGAGGATTCGCGCCCCATAAGCTGCCGAGACAGTCGGAAATCCATTGGCCTTGGTGTATTCCTTTGTCGTTTCGATGACGGCGTCCGGAATTTCATCCCCTCCGAGCAGATCAGCGCCTGCTACTGCTTCTGTCATTGCTGCGCTTAATGTGATTTCGTCGTATGATTCGTTGGCGGTGCTAATGCTCTTGATGGTGCCGGAGGAATCGCCTACTTTGACGGCATCGTTGATCTGGAACATAGAGCCCTTGATGACATGCGGTTTGGTTGTGGTGCCGCCCTCTACGATTCGTGCCGATTTGCAGATGGTGCACTCCATGTTCTCGAAATCGAGTTTGATAGGCGTTCCCTCTTTGAGTATCGTGCCTTCCGGATAGGTGCCCTTCACGGCGAAATCCCCCGGCAGCACTTCGCGCTCTCCGCGCCAGAATACCGGGAACCCGCCCTTAACTTGTGTCTTTTCGAATTTAATAGCCATGTTTGTTGTTGTTTTTATTTTGCATCCGGCAGATTTTCAGCCCACATTTTGGCCTCTTCTTTGCTTTGAGCCTCAGATGTGGAGAGGGGGAATGCCGTTTCCTGCCCCTCAAGCCCTGCGGCAACGAATCGCGTTTGTATAGCCGCGAACTTTTCTTTGATCTTCGTTTCGTCCGGCTTTTCCTCGTTCATCGCAGAAGCGAGCGCGAGGATGTCGTCTAACGCTGATTCATTGACGTTTGCCGCTTTGGCTGCTGAGCGAAGAAGTGTGTCCCGTTCGGCCTTTACACGCGCTGCTTCCAAGGCATCGTACTTTGCTTTTACAGCATTTTCACGCTCTTCCTGCTGGCGTTTGTAGACTTTGAACCATTCGGGCTCTTCGCTACTGGGAGGAGTATTCGCCTGCCGCTCCCCTGTGGCAGGTTGCTCGATAGGCTTCCCGTCTTTGAGGTTATGCCGCTTCTCGTAGTTCTTGACTGCGGTCTGCTGCGCATCCCCTGCACGGTAGTCGCCGTAGCTGGTTAACACGTCCTGAAAGCCAATCCCCTCTGCTATGGTAGGTAATTGTGCTTCGTCCGTTACATTCTCCGACTTTTTCGTTGCGATTCGGTCGAGGATCGCATTGTCCACCCCCGTAAATTTGGTTTGGAGCAGTGCTAAAAGTTTTTCTTTCATATTATTTTAATTAATCTCTGTTGCAAAGATTTCGACGGGCATTTTAATAACAATGGGCAGGATGGAAATTTATACTTTTTTTGTACGGTAATTCAAAGCCTTATTAACCGAGGATAAATTTGCGGATCAAATTGATGTATAATAGCCTTCATTGTCCTAAAAGTTTTATTCCGTCGGGGTGTTGATACTTGAATTCTCGTCTTTTTTGGTCGAAAGGTTTGTTTTTGCATCCTCGTAGATGCTTGTGGCAGAGGCTTCTTTCATTTGCCTAATTCTTTCGATTTCCTCTTGGTAATTATCTGCAACACCCATTAATTTTACAGATTCCTCAAGTGAAAGCACTCCATCTGCATAGGCTTTCCCTATGGATTGCCACCTTGCAGTAATGTCTTCGTTGAAGGGCTCCGAAAATTCATGCTCGATCTTGAGGGTGGCGAGTTTGTCTCTCATATGGATATGAGTTACATTCATCATAATCGCCAAGATTAGGTTCTTTTCCCGGTCGACGAGTTCGTCGTATATCTCTTTTCGATTATCACGCTTGATATATCCGAGAACCATTGCGCGCTTAATGGCTTCACCGGACAAAGTCCCCAATCCGACCATTTTTTCTGGGGTGAATTCCGGAGTGAAAGTATCGAAAAGTATAGATTCTTTTAAATCCGACTTTTCCTGCTGCCTCGTTTCAGACGACATAGGTGGATTAAGATATTCAAACCGATCATCTTTGCTCGACAACTTAATCCCTTTCCCTGGAGAATCAACTGTGGGAAGACTTTTGATAACCGCTGCGGTGGCAATGTACATTGGATCCGCAAAGTAATTGTTGGTGTCTGCGGTTTTTGAGTCAATACTTTCTTCCCGGTCAATTCGGGGCTGCAATCCATCCCATGCCGTATTTTGCTTGTAATAAATGATGTTAATTTTACCAGTCGGATTAAGCACTGGGGTCACATCCCAACCTATTTTGGCTTTTCTTCCCCGGAATATAAAAGTGGGTGTGTGAATGTCGAAATGCTCTACTGTTCCGGCGCCCTCCTTCAAATAATACCCACATCCAAATGCGAGGAGGTTACCATATTGGTCGAACATGGGGCGCAAGGTATATCCGTTAGACTTCGACAGCACAACTGTTTTCACCCAAGGAAGCCCCGTTGCCTCGTCCCTGTAAATGTGATACAGCTTTGCACTTTGGGTTTCTGCTCCGGCCAGCCGTTTAGCCTGTCGCATCTTACTGTCGAATCGTATTTCTCGAAGGAATTGTTTGTAAGCCGAAAATGCATCGGCATCACCGGATTCGTCGGATACCTTCCATTTTATCGGATTTCCAAGCAGGAAGAACAATTCTACCTCATTTATATAACGCTGTCGAGTGCGGGGCAATTTCTCCGTGCGGTAATCTTCCTGTCCCTTTCTCGTTTTATTTCGACGCTTCATTATGGCGTGAAGTTTCGGATTGTACTCGTATATTGCCTGCATTGCTTCCGCGTCATGGTTTTCCATCAAAGACATCGCCTGACTGATGTCTTTTGCCTTGATAAGCTCCATTAAATCCCGCTCAACACCTAATGCATTGAGCGTTTTATTTTGGAAAAATGTAAAAAGGCGATCTAAAAAGTTCATTGTTTACCAAATATTAATATCACTTAAATCATCGTCTTGTATCGGTGTGCTGCGCTTTTCAAAGCATCCGGTCAGCGCATCGGGGGCATCGTCATGCGCATTGCCCCCTTCCTTCATATATCCCATAATGGCCTGATAGAATTCCGGCCATCTCTTATCCCAATTTGTCGGGAAAAATGTCATGTTGTTGACGTCTGCTGACTTGGTAAATATGCGTACCTGCTTATTATCGGTCTGGGAAAAGCAACTAACCGTTGTGTGGGTAATGTTCATCTGGCGAAGGATGCGTTCTACATTGCGCGCAAAGCCCCGCCCTCCGTTATTGCTTTCAATATTAGCCCATTCCGTCCTGTTCCTTGCAAGCATTTCGGCCGTCTTGGGTTCGGTATACTCCATGGGCTTTTTTGTGTAGAGCACATCGGTCACATAATTTCCCTCGGGTAATTCGTCGTAACATATCGAACATAGATAGTCGCTTCCCGTATCTGCTGTATCGGTGTAATTCTTATGCGTGCAATCTTTGGAGTAGGGGATAACGTCGTATGTTCGGAATTCACGATACATTAATCCCTCAAGAGGCTTGGGATTCTGCATGTACTGGGTCTCAAATATGAAGGGATCCGCTTCTTGGTATCGCTTTAATTTATCAAGCGCGAATCGATCCTCCCAAAGTGCACGTTCGGTAGGTAGCCCTGCATCTAAGATTGCGGGGAATTTGACAACATCCCATTCTCCACCTTCCTCTATCGTGCCTTCAAGCTGCAATAAGTATCCGCAAAAATCATCTGGAGCGAGCCTTTGAGCTGTTACAATGACCGGGGTGCGAACGTCATTAAGACGGTTCTTGAATGTAGAAGTCCACAGTTCGCCAATGCGCTCTTTGGTAGTACTGGAGTAGCTATCCTGGGCCTTCATTGGGTCGTCAATACTCATTGCACCGCTGAATTCTTGTGCTCCCAGTTTACCGCATCCAAATCCTGTTATTTGACCCATAAAGGGAGCCGCATACATTACACCCCCGCTTGAGGTGGATATACTTCCTTTGGCATTGTTGGACAGTTCGACATTTGGGAAGAATGCGCGGTAATTGGGATCCTCCATGATCCTTCGTATGTTCGTAACATTCCGGGTAGTGAGTTGATCGCTACTCGAAAGATGCATGAACTCGGAACGCGGATTGATGGCAAATCCTATCGCAGAGAAAGACACGACGGCTAACTCTGTTTTAGAATGTCGCGGAGGAATGTTAAACATGAGCCTATTAGTCGGGTGTTCTCCACGGAGTACTTGGTCGAGTTTATGGCATATTATTCGATGATGGGGCGCAATCCGAAAAGGTTGTTTGTTCACAGCCTCGAACATTACAGCCGTAAATGCCAAGCACCCTTCCTTTAACAAGAAGTCACCTACACTGGAATAATCAGTCATCGCTCCTGCTCATTTGTATTAATTGAAAGAAACGATCTGTATTGAATGTCGGCTGCGGAAGGTCATTACCTTTAGTGTCAGTGTTGGCAGTTTTCTCCGGGGCATTGTATCCGAGCATGCGGTTGATGGTTTCTATCGCCTTGCTTTTGTCCATCAATTCCACGACGGGGCTACCTGAACGGTCAATCTTTATGGACTGGATTAAACGCCGTTTTTCAGGCGGAAGAGATTTTAGGTCTTGGAAAGAAATTGAGGGAACCTGCCGTACGCCATATTCGGTTTTCATATCAACCATGTCGGCATCGACAAAGTCGAGTACGTCGGCATTAATGATGGATACATTAAGCCGGATTAGCTCCTCTTTGGTGATAAGTTCTTTTTCGGCTAATTGGGCTTGAAGTTGTTTTACCCTCCCCGTAACCTCCCCGTTTTGAAGTAGCTCGCTCGATCTTTTCCATACCGTTTCATCGCTCATTTTCGAACACTCATACGCAAAGCGATACGCCTCGGATGCGTTGCCGCACTCGAGGTACTTGTTGCAGAACTTCTCCTGCTTTATCGTCAGCTTCCCTTCTGCCATGAAAAACAATCTCTCAGGGCAAAGGTGGGAGCAGGCATTTTAATAACAATGGATTCCGCCCCTAATTTTTGAGGCTTTTATCTTTGGACGGATTGTTCTAAAGGTTTGTGTTTTCTCTATGATGAAACCTTATTTTGGCGGCCTTCATTGTCCTAAAGGTACAAAAAAGCCCCGACAGATGCCGGGGCTTTGGGTCATTGAATATTGATATGTCCGCCTGAATTATCCAAGTATACGCGCACATTCTTGGATTCCCGCGTCCCGTTATATTCAGTGCGGGTTACTTTTAATAAATGGCTATCGGCTTCCTGTTCTAAGTATTCAACTGCATACCGTGGCGCTTGGTCATAGGAGCCCGTATATTCATCGAAAATCACTACTTCCTGAACGTCGGATAGTTCGCCATGATCGTAAGCCACTAATTTGATTGACTGACCTGGACTTGTATACGCGAGCCAGGATTCTACATCATTAGGGTTTATGAGGATGCGAGATTGCGTATAATCTGCAGTGGCGAATGCTGCCCCTATTATATCAAATGCTGTTGTTGGGGGACGCGGAATCCATCCATCGAGGCTATTTAAAGTAAATTCATAAAATTTGTTTCCGCTCGGTATCTCATAAAACCATATGATGATACTCGAATTTTCATGCATATCATCATAACTATAAAAAAATAGACAATTGTTAGATAATTTTCCTGTATTTATATAATAACGCGAATAAAAATTAATAGCAGTATCCAGCACTTTATTTCTGGTCATAGTGCCGTCAGCCCTATATATTACTAAGTCTATTTCAGTCCTGCGATCTTCCCAATCGCTGTATCTTATTGCAGCTGTGAAGTAATTATCCCCGAATGTTAATTCCTCTGGTTCGATGTTTGTAACGTCATATTTCACTTCCTCCCCATATTCTGTATATCCGACTGGTTTCCCCCAGTCTGTATAATCATATATGCATTTATGAGTAAAGTAATCGAATACTCCAATCCAGGCATATGTGTCATCTCGCTTGCCCAATATTACAACATAATCTTTACCCCATAATTCCCTAATTGGGTAGGTAGCAGTATCATTGTTGTTGGAATCATAATCTCCCCAACAACCTGTAATAAATAATCCTTCCGTATCAATATTGGAAAAGTCGAATTTCTTGTTGTATCCACTTAGTGGATCAAAGCCATCATCATTATTGCTTTCTGATGTGCAGGCGCATAATGTTAGTCCGGCAATGAATAGTAAGAAGTGCAATAACTTTTTCATGAGTTTATGAATTTACCCCTATCGAAATGAGTTGGTAAGAAAAGAGTAAAAAATATTTGTGCTATTGAAATAAACCGAAGTTTTTATGTTTTGGTCTGCGGGCGCCCCGGTCATTTTTAAAGGAGACCGTAATCTCCTTTAAATGTGTAGCTCGATTATATGGATCTTATTTTGGGTGGTTCTATTTTATCATATTGCTTCCGCTCTAATGAAGATGGCATAAGGCTAATTAGAATACCGCTATGCCTCTTTTTTTTGGGCGACATCGCCCTTGCTTTTCGCTCTCTCTTCTCGGTACAGGTCAATTAAAGCCCCGTTTTGCCGAATCAACTCCTCGTTTTGGCGGAGTAGTGAATCTAAGAATCTCTCCATAGTTTTTGGGTTATTTAGTTCAACTTTCGTTGGCGTGACGTCTTCGCCTCCTTGGCTGACAGGTTGGTCTTCCATATTGGATATACCAAAATATTGGAGTATATATCTGGCATTTGCTCTACTCGGCTTGCCTTCTCCTTTCTTCCATTTGCCGATAATTGTTTGTGACAATCCAGTCGCTTTGGCGATCTTATACGGAGTGTCTTGTGTGCTTCGTAGTAATTCTACGGCCTTATCTATCAGTTTATCAGCCATGAAGGGTTTGTACTTATAATATTCTGTAATTATATAATATTATTTGATTGAAAAATACTTCATTATTTTGGTATATACTCAAATAGTTTAGTATATTTGCAATGTGAAACCCACAAAGCTGATACAAATATACGATTTAAGATGAAAAACGCAAGCGTGGGGACTGAATATTTGACGATTGTGCCTTTTTGAAGGTATTGGTTCTTTGAAATAAGGTAGGGAGTAAAATTTAGAGAGGGCGGGATACGCCCGCCCTCTCAGGGTTATTTGCTGATGGGCTTAACCGTCGTTCGGACGGTCGTGCGCACCTGCGTCCTAACCCGGATGCGGATTTTTGGCATGATGCAAAATGTTTAAGGGTTAAACATCAGAGCTTGCGCCCTTGCTCGCTTTGAGCCCCCTTTATTCCCATTGCGAGCGCATATACCCTCCGCTTATAGCTCGGTTTTACTCCTACCTTATTTATTGGTTCTTTGATGTCAGGTTTTTTATGGTTTCGGCTTGAAGGCGGATAGTCTCCTGCTGACTGGAAATTAACTCTAAAAGGTTGGATAGTGACGCATCGGATTTCGATTTAGCGCGCATATCACCATTGCCCGTAAGCAGCCAGTCACGCGATATTTGCAAGTAATCTGCAATCACTTCCACAGTCTTAATACTGGGCTTTGTTGTTGAATTTGCGAAAATACGGCTTAATGTCGCCTGAGATACATTGGTCTTAGCGGAAAGTTCATAAGGTGTAATGCCTTTTTCTTCAATTACTTGCCGCAATCTTTCTCCGAAACTCATAAATTAATCATCAAATTACTTGCAAATTAATTTCAATATGCTTACATTTGCATTGTGAAAACGAACAGTTAAGGCAAATATACAGTTTATAAGGGACAACGCCAAGGTAAAAGTCGGATAATTTGAAGACTTACCTTGAATAAGGTAATAAAAACGGACAACGCGATGAAAGCAACTTACAACAAATCGAAGATCATGAAGAACGCCTGGTACCTTAAAAAGGTACAGCCGGGCAAGAGTTTCGGGGAGTGCCTGCGCAAGGCTTGGCGCAACGAGAAGTTGGCGATGCTGACCGCGAAGATCGAGAACCGCCCGACGGAGCAGCCGAAGGCCACGGAGTACCGCCCCGAACTGCTGAAAGTGCCGACAGGTTTCTATGGTGTCCGAGGAATGTACTATGGTGACTAAAGCACGATGCAATATGAACGAAGTAATTCAATCGACTGACCGCTTGACGGCACTACTCGAAGAGCAGGCCGCCTGCATTGGGCGGATCATGGCAATACTGGACAAATAATATGAATATGAATACTGCAAATCAACGCGCTGCAAGGCTGCCATTCCAAGAATATGTTTCTACACTTGGAAGGATTCGCAAAAGTATGTTATGGGCGGAAATTCGTCTTGCGACAGGGAAGGACAACACAACAATATGGCGTTGGGCGAACGGATACAGCCGCCCTGGCAAGTCTGACATGGACAACATAGCATTCTGCGTAAATAAATTCTCTGAAAAGGGACTATCCGGCGACGCATTATTTCCAGAAGATTATCCATACAAAGGTACCCATGCAAAGGTTAATTAACATAGAGTTTTTTAACTCCCCCGAAGGAGAGGTGCAGATCCGCGATGAAAAGGGAGTGCGCACCTACATGGAAGAAGATAAAGAGCTTACGGATGCTTTGTTCTCGGTTATTGAACTGGATTACCCCAAGGCATTCAAGGCGTTGTCGGAGATTTACAACAAGAGCAAAGCGAACGCCCCTTACTTCAAATACAGGTGTGCCCACCGATTCATCCGCTGCAACTTCGGGATGTATGATAAAATACCCGATATGGACGAGTTCGGCCGGTTCAACTTCGAGAATGTTGCTTGTCCGCTGGTGGGGGAGTGCAAATACTATAAAGTAATCTGTAACCCAGAGTTTAATACTAACCTGACAATGCGGGAGAAAGAGATTGTCCGCCTCTATAAAGAGGGGTATAAGACTGAAAAGATTGCCGAAATACTATCACTTTCCCAGTTGACGGTCGAAACACACAAACGAAACGCTATGCGTCGCACAGGGTCGACAACGCTTGCCGAACTCGTGATATGGGCTAACAACCACGGACTTTAAACACAAAACATACCCACCATGAAAACAATTTATCTCTGGGTTTCAGGCAAAGGCTGGACACCCTTTCAGTACAATGAACTTTCTGAATTAGCCGCCGAATTTGAGGCGCGCAATATCAAACTGGGCGCCGGGTGCAAACTGGGCGCCGGGTGCAAACTGGGCTACGGGTGCAAACTGGGCGACTGGTGCAAACTGGGCAACTGGTGCAAACTGGGCGGCTGGTGCAAACTGGGCGCCGGGTGCAAACTGGGCGCCGGGTGCAAACTGGGCGACGGGTGCGAACTGGGCTACGGGTGCAAACTGGGCGACTGGTGCAAACTGGGCAACTGGTGCAA